CACGTACACGCCAAAAGCAATCCAAGTAAGGCCCGGACGGGTAATAGCAGTGATAAAAGACGCAAGCCAGCCAGCTTCCTTAGCAGTGGTAGCCTGTTCCTTAAATGCCTCTTTAATCGTATCCATCTGCGAAATGGAGTAGTCAACATACTTCTCCTCCATGCGAAACTCACCGCGAAGCTTTTCCAAGTCAGTCTGTAGCTGGAACATGGACAGCTCGTGCTGGCGTTCGTTTTTCTTGTCCAAGAACTTCAGGATCTCAGGCGCAAGCCTAAATAAGCCACCGAAGATAGAACCTAAAAGACCACCGCCAAGAAGTTCAAACATTACCGTTTCCCTAGTTTCTCGCGTTCTTCAAGCAGGCGCACTTTCACCTGAAGTTCGTTAATGTGCTGCATGAGCTGTTCTTTCTGTAATGCGCGTTTCTCAGCAGAGATTGGGCTATCCGTCGGCACACCTTCCTTGGTAATCAAAGCTGGCATGGACCCTTCGATCTTGGTTAGGCGTTCTGAAAATGAATTGACCTGCCCAAGTAGCCATGCCAACGACATGACAACAATCGGTATGACTGCTTTAAGAGCGTCTGACCAGTTCATAAAATCCACCTGATAAAAGATCAAACATGATTACGGATTTATTCTAATATACGCACTCATATTCTTGTCACCGTAGATGTGAGGGAAGAGGCTGCATCCGTTAAAGTAGATGTCGCAGCAGTAAGAGTAGATGTTACAGCAGTAAGACCAGACACCGAAGAAACATAAGTAGGCGTTGACTCGGTCAAAGTGCTTACGGCATAGGTAAAACTAGAACTACCAACCGTATAGGTTCCCGTTAACGATCCGTCTCCGGGCAGTTTAGCAATTGTAGTCCCGCCGCTTGATTGTGCACCTACTACATAGAAATTCCCGCTTAAGTCAACTGCCACCCCATAACCAAACGCATTACCAAGGGTGCGTTGCCACTGAAGTGTGCCGCTTGAGTTGTATTTGGCAAGTAAAATTGCGGAAGAAGCACTTCCACACACATAAACATTATCGGTTGAGTCAACTACCACACCAAGATAAGACGACCTAATCGGATTACCAAGGATGCGTTGCCACTGAAGCGTGCCGCTTGAGTTGTATTTAAGAAGTAAAGCATAATAACCAGTAGTTGCAGCTACATAAATATTACCGGTTGAGTCAACTGCTATCCCATTACTACCCGAACCCCCAAGATCCAATTTACGTTGCCATTGGAATGTGCCACTTGTGCTGTATTTAGCAAGTTGTATATGATATTGGGTTGATCCTTCATTAGAACGTCCGGTCACATAAACATTACCGGTTGAGTCAACTACTATTCCATAACCCTGATCATTAACCGAACTATTAGAAAGACCGCGCTGCCACTGAATTGTGCCGCTTGAGTTGTATTTGGCAATTAAAAATTCGTTACCAGTCGCACTATCATTATATATTCCGGTTACATAAACATTACCGGTTGAGTCAACTGCTACCCCCTGCCCCTCATTACCTGTGCTAGTACCAAGACTGTACTGCCACTGAATTGTGCCGCTTGAGTTGTATTTGGCAAGTATAAGTAATTTGACACCAGTTGCAGAAGAATCCCCAACTACATAGACATTACCGCTTGCGTCAACTGCTATGTCCCGACCAGTCCCACTACCAAGGGTGCGCTGCCACTGAATTGTGCCGCCTGAGTTGTATTTGGCAAGTGACATATTGCCGGAAGCACTTCCACCCACATAAACGTTACCGCTTGAGTCAACTGCTATACCCCGATCACTTGCGCCACTAAGGGTAGCAATCCAATACGCTCCTCCTCCAAACTGCCCAAACCCTCTGGTACTTGCAGAACCTAAACGCTGAATGATTGGCATATCAGACTCACTTAAACTGGGTTTGTGATGCTAATACTGTAAAGGTCGCGGATGCTGTTTTGATAATTGTATAGACATATACATCAATGCCTGATGCGTTACCTGCTGACCACACTAAACCGCTTTGGTATTTTGGTGTGATAGTGTTGCCGTCAACCTGAATGATGTTGTTGTAGTAGGGTGTTGCACCTTGTGTCGCCAATAAAGCGACCGTTACGCTGCGCCCTGTATTCAAAGCTGTGTTAAGAGTTGTTCCTGAAGACGCTCGAAAATTAACGGTCCAATTGGAACCGCCAGCCCCGCCGGTGTAGTAGACAACGGACTGCGTCGTCACATCATAATCAATTGTACCCCCCGCCGCAGACGCATTGACTGTCACTACCTCTGCTGAATTAGCAAGGGATTGAGCAAGGTTTGAAGTAGACCCTGCAAATGTTTGCAGTGCAGTAAATGTTGTAGCTGTACCGGGGGCTACGTAATCTGTTCCAGCAGTGGCAGGGGTAACAACCGTAGTCCCTGCGCCTTTAACAAGTTGCCCCGCCGTAAGTATCCCCGACGCTTGCACACCAAGACCTACGTAGTCTGTACCGTTAAATACAGCAACAAGTGAAGCACCGGGGTTTACCGTGACGCCTGTCTGTCCAGTAGCTTTGACAGTTAGTGTATAGGTACTGTCTGCGTTAATAACTTTATAAGAACGGGAAGATGCAGGGGCTATGATGGTTGAGTTGGCGTTTAGGTTTGTGACTCGGATTGTCGAATATTGCGCTGTGTTGTAAGCAATATTAGTTCCACCAGAATCACCGGCTGTAAGCGTAAGCAGCAAATCGTAATTAGGAGACCCCGAAAAATTTGACCCTGTTAGATTAGTAATACCTGCAATAGCAATATCTAAGTAATTAGTCAGCGCATAATTAACAACATTCCCCCACTGCCCTACTTCAGAGTTAGTCTCAATAATAGGGAGGTCAAGTAAAGGTGTGTAATTTATAGTCATGGCCTACCTCAAGTTGTCGTGATTTCTTGCCAATTAGGGTTTTGCTGTGTGTTAATGTCTTGCCAAGTGGAGGTTTGTTGAATATTTATACCCTGCCAATTAGGATTTTGCTGTGTGTTAATTAGTTCCCAAAGATACCTACTTATTACCGTATCAGCAATAGTGGCTGATTCTTGTACCACATCAGTAAACACCCCTCCCTCAAAAACAAGAGCTGTACCTTGAGCGGTTTCAGAAACCGTTATATTAAAATTACCAATTAAAGACGCATCGTCTGTTACCGTAGCTAGCTCAGTTATAATTGGGTTTAGAAAACGTATTGCTTCTAAAACATCCGTCGCAGTTCCTGACTCAATAACCTCGCTTAAGAACAGGATTGCTGCGGCTACAGTATCTGTTGCAGATGCTGTTTCAACAATATTTTCGTCAAATACATTGGCTATCGATACAGAATCAGAACCTGTAGCCGATTCGGATACGCTAACCGTTCCGTCAAAAAACACAGAAACGCTATCAGCGCCGGTTGCTACTTCCGTTACTTGTGCTAGCGCAGTGAAGGTTATAGCTAAGGAGTCAGAGCCGGTCGCTGTTTCGTTGACCTGCCCTTCAAAAATTGGCGTTATTGGACCTGCGGTACTCGCATACGGTGTTTGTGCATAGGCGCTAAAACCGAACACATTGTTACTCCATCACAACCCAGCTTGTTGTTGGCTCATCCCAAATATACATCTGCCCGTCTTCCGGCATAGGTACTGGAGCTTCCCATCTGCACGTATCTTCGTTTAGCACCCAAGACGGGAAGGTCTGCTGCGGAATGAACGCGTCGCGCTGAGAGTCGTATGTATAGCCAACCCCAGCATAATTTTTGCGGAAATTAGCGTTATAACTTGTTTGCCTCCACAAAGGGTATCCATCAGACCAGTTAATTAGGAAATCAATGCCTTTCTGTTCTTGCTCAATGCCATTCTCGTCAAGCAGTTCGTTGTTATGAACACAATGCACTTCAAGCACAACATTGTTTTCGTCTAGTTTTGCAAAATGAGCCATGTGCAATCCCTAGAATGTGATGGAGCCGTTTCCGGTCCACTTGTAAATACGATAGCCGCCTGTTACCGTAATTGTTGGAGATCCTGTGGTAGAAGTTGCGGCAGCATAGCTATCTGCATAGCGGATGATGACAACACCTGAACCCCCATTACCACCACCACCAGCCCCAGTGCCGCCGTTTCCACCACCGCCACCACCGCCTGTGTTTGGTGATCCTGCGCTACCGGCAGAACTACCCCAACCAGCACCACCACCGCCAGAACCACCAGCCCCGCCAGCACCCCCAACACCCGCACCTATAAAAGCAGCGCCGCCACCACCTCCAGCATAGGTTACTGAGCTTCCGCTAATGCTTGATGATGATCCAGCGCCACCGGCAGATGCTGCTGTTGTTACGGCATTCCCTGCTGCTCCAGCCCCTCCGCCACCAGCAGACACAAACTGGCTAGCACTCGCAGCAGATCCGCCATTGTTTCCTTCTCCTGAATTTCCTGTACCGCCTGTGGATGGAGTCCCTCCCCAACTGCTACCACCGCCTGATCCACCGTTCATGCTTGCTGATGTGTTGCCACCGTAATTAGTTTGGCCCCCCCCTCCACCACCACCTGTGGACGTTACTGAAGAAAAAACTGAGTTAGAACCTTTAGTCCCATAATAAACAGCAAAATGGTCTGTTACTCCAGCACCTCCACCACCAACGGTTACTGTGATTGAGGAACCTGATGTTACAGATAAACCTGACGCTGTTTTGAAACCACCACCGCCACCCCCACCACCGTATCTGGATGCTCCACCACCACCACCAGCAACAACCAAATACTCAACGGATGGTGGTGCTCCTGCGATACCAGAAAAGGCAGCAGCAACCATTGCCGATAGTGCGCCAGCCATTAAGTTACCCCTGCGCCAGAAACGTACCAAGTATCGGTTGCAACTTTAAGCAAAGTAGCCATACCTTTAGTGGCTACTGTACGGTTTCCTGTTAATCCGTTGGCTAGCTGAAACGTCACGCCAGCACCAGATATCGTTAAGTTACCGCTGTTGTTGTTGACAACAAGGATCGTGGTGCCAACATCTATCGGCGTTGTTGCATTTAAGTTCACTGTAAGGGTCGCAG